GTGATTATCGTAGGGACAGCATTCCCCTGGAATGCAATATTTGTCAGGTTTGCGATATCAGTCCAAGCATTGAGGTAATAAGTATCCTTTGCAGATAAATCTAATTGCTTAGATGCGTATAGGGTAGTAACAAACCTGAAATCGTCCGTACCTCCAGTAGCGTTCTCTACGGAACTACCTCCGAGTAACGTCCAATCTGTATCATCTTCAGTATTGTTAGCTTTCGATAGTGTTGAGTATATCCTTAGACTGTCTCCTTGACCATCGTTCTCACGTACAAATAGATTGGCTTTATACTGTGTATTCCAAAGGCCCAAGGGGATATCAATAGATATAGATCCTAAGTTATATTTTGTGTTAACAACTGGAGCAGACTGTGAAGCGAAACTTGTATCTGAAACTCTCTCTGACCACTGAGCCTTATCTAAAGGAAATCCTACTGGTGAGTATAATGGTGAGTATACAGGACTTGAAATAGTCTCATTATTTAAAGTGTAGTCTGACCCACCATATACAGTTACAGATGTATCTGTAGAGAAAGAAGGGTCGGCTACAATTACGAAATATTTAGTACCCCCGGTTGATTGGCTCATCCTTATTCGCATTCCTTTAGAATACTTCGCTGTTACATCTACTCCTTCTATCTTAAATGTAAAATTAGGGGCATCTGCACTCGAATATACCCAAGTCTCACCTGGATCTATCCACCCGTCTAATGTCATTCCCGAAGATTCAATTGCTGTGCCCCCACTATTCACCCTTAACAACTCAGATGCTGCCAGGTCAGAGACATCATGATCCGCAGTACTTGTAACGGCATGTTTCTTTGAGTGATTTTTTGCAGATACGTTCATTATGCTAGTGCTAGATAACCAATAGTTGTTGAACTAGAAGCTGTGATACCCTTAACCTCACTATCCGTTGGTATCCCTACTGACTCTCCAGCTCCTAAAAAGAACCCGTTTGAAGTACTCACAGTTCCTGTTCCTATATAGGCGTCTATTGACCCTTGGTTTGTAATAATTACACCTTGCCTACCAGCACTAGCCGCTACTATTGTAACTCCTCCTGCTGTAGTATCAGCTGTAACTTGCCCATTAGATAGCGCTGTGCCATCACTCTCTACCGACCCAATAGTGTTACTTCCAGCTTGTAATGTTGATTGGACTGCAAAAGTCCCCCCATTTTCTACTGTCAAAGAGGCATTATCTACTGTTACATTATGTCCATCAGGTAATTGGTTGGCGGCTGTTGCTGCTCCCGTAGGTAGTGGAAGGGAGGCCGCACTGACTGGCTGTGTAACTCCAGAACCATCTACAGTAACTGTGTTAGTAACGTCTACCTGTACGTCTCCTGTGGTCGCATCTACATTAATATTCTTCCTATCCGTACCATCATCACCTTGTATTAGAATCCCATTGCCTAATGCTGCGCCTTCAACTGCTACACCATCTTGTGATGCAACATCTACTTGTAAATCCCCATCGGTATCTGTTGTTGGGATACGATAGTTAGACCCATCAGTTCCTACTGTAATAACAGCAGTATTAGCACCATTCACAGCCTCCCCATCCGTCACTAAGGATCCACCACCACCACCTGTTAATACATCCACTTGTAAATGTCCGTCACTGTCTGTTAAGAGTGCATTTATGGTATTAGTACCATCGAACCCCATCGATAAAGTACCTGTAGGAGTTGCATCAGTATCACCATCGGTATATTGCTGCCCAGTAACTGTACCTGTAGCATCTACAAGTAATCTACCAGAAATGTTGTCTATAAGGCCTGGCTTAGTTTCGCCAGTGACGTTATCCTCTCCTAGTATTGTTGGTATATGATTATCGTCTCTTGGTGCTTGTTGGTTTGGCATATTATCTCTTTATAATTTCGGTCTGAGCGGCTCTGAATGTACGTATTTGGTCATGTAGCCTATTCTGTCTCATATCTAGGCTTCCTCTGCGCTTTTCGAGCATCTCCTCTCGATTTTTGACAGAATCTAGACTACTTCTCAAGTCACTATACAATGATTGGACTAGTTTAGTCCACGCTTCTAATATCTCATCACCACTCTCAGTTAATAATAATTCGTGTTCATCCAGTGCTGATTCTCTATCAAGTAGATCATTAGATAGCTCCTGCAGACTTGATCTAACACCCTCTAGCTCAACCTCTTTCTTTCTTAACTCTTCATATACAGATGTAATGGATTCGTTCGGTTTAGATAACTGGCTTTCTAACCTAGACAGCTCCTCGTAGACCTCTAATCTTCTCTTCTCTACTGACTCATTAAGAGCTGTAAGCGATGCCTTGGTACTATCCTCTGCATTGTTTAGTTTGTTAGTAAGATTCTGTAAGGCTTTCACCTTGCTATCGATCTTAGCCTCTAGGTTGTCTATATGTTTATTGGTTGCCATCTTAAGCGTCTACGTTTCTATAGTGATTTAAACTAAATCTACCGTTCACATCAACCCCATTAGTATCCGTATCTGCGACAAAGTAGAGCGTATCATACGGGCTTAATCTGAATTTAATGGGGTCCAGTAGCTCAAAATTCAGACTTACTGAAGTATCAATGTTCTCTCTAAATATCTCATACCTAGTTTGCACATTCCTATTATATACATATCCTTTTATTACTATATTGGCTGTCTTATTTGTAGTAGTTGTATTTATTCGTAAATAAGGGGCAACCCCACTATATACATTACCTACATGGAATATCATCTGCTGAGTTACTGATTGACCCGCTGGTATAAATGCCATAGTGTTCCCGCTGGTTGTATGGGTGATTATGATATCGCTGGCGTTCGCATCGTTGCTGCCCGTAGCACTAACAGCTATCCTATTTACCCCAACACCGCTAATGCTGGTTGTGTCACTTCCATCAGTACCCAGTACATGTACACTAGTAGCCTCAAGTCCATTCCCATCAATGTAGTACACAGCTAGCTGTAATGCCCCAGTAGTGCTAGCTCCATCGGTAGAGCCTCCAGCAGTCCCATCATAAGCGATATCAAAGGTATCAGCACTTGTGGCGGGTGTATAGTTACCGGAAGCCGCCCAGATAGTTTGCTCTCCAGCACTGGCAGTTAGGTTTTCTCTGTATCCAAACTTATTCCACGATGTAACCCCTTGTCTAAGTCCCCTTACCACCTCATCTTGAAAATCAGTAGGTCTGGTGGATATAGCATCAAAATCTTGGGCTACCGTTCCATCTAAGGGAATATTGAGAAGCGGTTTGAAGCCTAATGATGTTTGCAGCCTAAACACCGTTTGGTTAGTGCCGCTATTATTATAGAAAACTATCCTTGCATATCGCCTTGTTATGGTGAAGTTGTGAGGTGGTTCTATCTGATTAGTCCTGTGATACCTTGTCAGTGTTGAGTCTACATTAACGCCATCTGGAGAAAATTGTATCTCGTAGTACCCATTCTGATCTGTATTAACTGCAATTACAATATTCGAATACGAACTTACATCCTCCCATTCACCAGTAAAATTAGCACCTGTATTGATAGGGGTAGTACTAGAGTTGCCTGTGCTTATCTTACCGCCTGTATTTACTGGGACTCCTTCAGGAGCATTAATAGTAGACTCTACTAGCACCCTATCAGTCACATCGGTCATTTTTACCGCGCGATTCTCACCACTAGCATTCTGGGCTAGCATTCCTGTTATATGATTTTGGTCTCTTAAGACGTTTTCGTCTGCCATTTAATCTCTTTTAATATGCCATCTAATTGGGCCCTTCTATCAACCGCCAAGAGTAGCTCATCCTCTACCTTCTTCTCTTTAATCTTTATTCCGGCCTCCCTTTCCTTTAATACCGATAAGTAATCAACCAGGGCCTGTCGAACTATTGCCAACGTATCATCATCTAGCCCTTTAGGAAAAGGAATCTCGTTCCGTACTAATGCCTTCCCAAGATCCTTAGATATTTGCTCTAAGACTCGCTTGCTCTGGTCCTTCTCTTCTAACGCTTTAAGCAGTTTATTACTCACTCAACAGTCCAAGTAACTGATCTTTCGTTACTGTTATATCAAACTTAATACCCTTCTCTTTAGCTATTGTCATAAGTTCTGTTCTCTTCATACTATCGTATGGGGATATAACCTCTGCACTCTCTTCGCCTTTAGATTCTTCCTCTACTTTTACTTTCTTTATTGGAGCATTCGACTTCTCAGATAAAACCAGTCCCTGGATTGCCTTTCTAAGTGTGTCATTCCGTAGCCCTCTAGCCCCTATATTATTAGTCACTCCTTTTAGTTTAGTTTTATCAAGAATAGCCCTATCTACTATCTTTTTTACAAATCTCTCCGCAATAAACCTTGGCCATTCCCTAGTCTCTCCTGCTTTGAGTGCATAAACCTCGCCGTCCCACATAAGAGTAGGTACGTCTGGTTTCTCAAATACTCTAGAGTCCGCACGTTCTCGGACTGTTCGACTAGTACGTACCGGCGCATTTATTTGCTTCATATCTATGTGAGGGAAATCGTATTCGGTAACATTAGTTACTTCAACGATATCGTATTCTTTTTTATCCATTCTGTTGGTCTAATAATTAAGTTATCAATCCTGCCCCCCGAAAGGGGCAGTCAAAGAACTTAACCTAGTGTGTCTGTCGCAAAAGGTCGATTTAGTTCTGCGGTGATAACACCACCAGAAACTGCAGATCGTCCGATCGCTCCAACTACCAAGTCTCCTGATACAACTGCATCGTCAATACTTCCTGCAGTAGCAGTAGAGTATATCAGACCGTTGTCAGCAAAACCTGTTAAAGCCTTAGCTATAGTATTCTTACCGTAGATTTGGTACCAACCATAAGTATTAGCTACTGTAGCTGCCATAGCAACTCCTACTCTACCTTTAGCGTTAGCTACTAATAGAGTTGTAGCATGATTCTCATCGAAAGATACCCAACTACCTGCTTCAGTTGATGCTACCCCTAGAAGATAGATGTACTCGTTCCCATCTTTATCCCCTACGATAGTACCTAGCTGGTGCTTAGGTGTTGTATCTACAGAACTTGAGTCGCCATCAACTAAGCTGACGGCATTTGTTGTGAATTCTGCCATATTATTTTATTAAGAAATAGTGTTAATTACACCGTGACGATTTGGGTTGAATGACACGTAGTTACCCTGAAGGATAATATGTCCAACACTACCGTACTGGTCGGTTGGCTGAATAAGACCACTCCAGTCTAGACCAACAGATCCAGAGTCAGAGATCATTCCAGCTGCTCCATTACCTTCGTATACACCTTCGATATTCTTGTTTCCTCCCATTGGGATGTTTGAGTATCCTGGGTGTGTACTCTTTAGACGGTAGAAATCAATCCACTTTTCGTTCAAGAACCACATGGTTCCAGATGTTGCCTTTTCGTCAGCAACTACAGGAGTACCACGGAAGATTAGAGAATCAAATCCCATTTCTCCTGCTAGTGCGTCCATAGTTACACCACGTCGTGTTGGAGTAACCTGTCTGAATCCTTGCTGGTTGTTCTGAATAGTAGCTGAGTTTAGAGCTTCGTAGTCAGACCAGATTGATTCTGTAGTGTAGATAATAGTTGGCTTGTCTGAACCTCTCTTGCAAGAGTCATACATAGCAGCCATAGCAGCTAATGTAAGTGCTCCTCCTAGATCAGTCTCGTTAGCCTGAAGAGTTGTGTATGTTGATCTAGATAGACCTCCATATGTTGCAACTTCTCCACCATCGTCTACGATAGCCCCTAGTCCTAGGTAATCTTTATCAGAGTTTCCTGAACCGTCACCATAGAGAATTGTACCGATTCCGTCTGCCATTTCATTAGCAGCTTCCTCGATCTTTTCCCCTACGTATTCTACTGCCCTCTGAGGTGAACTCATAATAGCGTCAGCTTCCATTTGTGGAATAACCACTGGTTGCTCGTATCCACGTACATCAAAAGATAGCTTTTGTTTTGTATCTGTGTCGTTTGTGTTAAATCTGTCAAGTCCTGCGAAAGATCCTCCATTACCTGCTGTATTAACTTGAACTGGCTTCTCTAACTTAGTACCTCTCCAGGTCTTCATGTTAGAAAGAGTTCGTGCTGCATGAACATTACTGTTCAAAACAGTGTCAACTACTTTAGGTAGCAAGAATTCTTTTGCAATTGCTTGTGCGTTTGCGTCGAATGCTGGCATTGTTTTAGTTTAAGATATATAAATTATTTGAGACCTTTCTCTTTCAACCCTCGGACTGCAGCGGATACGAAGTCCTCCTTACGGCTTACTTCGGCAAACTCCTGTGAGGGAGCTTTACCACCACCACTTCCTTTACTGACAGTCTGGCCTTTCTTTGGCATCAGTCCACGCTTCTTATAGTCCTTTAATGCACTATCTAAAGTGGCATTAGGATATATTTCAATCGTCTCCTGTAAGAACCCAACAAAGGCATCCCAATCTTTATCAGAGGAGAATTCAGACCGAACCTCTTCGATAATTACATTAGTCTGCTCTTCTAGCTCCTGCTGCTGTTTGGCCTCTAACTCCTTCTGTAGCCTTTCTGCTTCCAGCCTTTCTGCTTCCATCTTCTGGGCATCTTGGAATATCTTTTCCCGAATTTCAGGATAAAGACTCTCTAATAGCCCCGAAATATCGTCAGTAGGCTCTGCAGTGTCACTCTTAGATTCTTTTAGCTTCGCTATCTCCTCCTGGAGTTCGGCTATCGTAGAGTTAGCTGTCTCGAATTGTGCTCGAGCCTCATTTCGCTGACTCATTATTTCTTTAAATCTTGGATGGTCAGCAAACCCTCGATCCGTGGACTTTTCGCCGTCCGTTGCGTCTGCAGGTGGTGAATCCTGCTCAGATACTTGTATATCTACACCATCTTGTTCTGCCATTTTGTTTTGTTAAAAATAACTTAGTATTCGCTTATTCCCGACTCGACGGGGTAAGTTATAAGGCTAAACAGGAGTCATAAATAACCCCTATTCTACCCCTACAACGGTTGTGTTATCTGCTCTATAGGTTGCGTGACTGGTCCGTCCATCATTGGTGCCGCTTCTGCAACTGGTTCCTCTGGAGGTATCTGTCCAGTATTCGTAAGGTTCTCGGTTGCAAGGGCTACAATTCCGGCTTCGATAGCTATATGTCTGACAATCGCTTCTTTCTTCTCATCGCTTAACGTATCAAAGGCTGGTAAGTCTTCATCTATCTCCACTCCCTTCATATACAGGTCTTGTGTATTTAAGTGTTTTCCAAACGCCTCTAGATCCTCTGGAGTCATGTTAAGAGGGTCACTGATATCACTAAATATCAACCTTATAGATTCTTCAAGCTCTGTACCTTCTGAATTGAGTATCGATTCTATATGTTGTATTGCTTGGGGCTCAGTCATCTCTTCTCCGGCTAGTTCTGGGAATAGGGATGCTGGGTCGGTCTGATATAGATAAGCCCTTCTAGCTATTCTACGGGGGTTTTCTAGACCATACATTTCAGCAAATAAGAACGGGTCGATCATACCTGTCTGCATTAGAGTTAAGGCCGCCTCCTGCATAGCTGCCGGAGTCTTTACTGGTACCGCATTCCTCTTAACTATTACCTTTATCTTGTAATCTTGGATTTCCTTCTTACTGATAGTATCTTGCGTATCATCTACTGGTACGAACCCACTCCTACGAATATGATCTTGGTCAGGTAGACTCTCTTCTGGCTCTGATAGGATTTTTATGTCCTCCATGTCAAATACATACATTAGTTGGACCATGGCGTTATACCAATCTTCTGCCACTTGGCTATAGGCCCTCATTGTTAGGTCTAACCTTCCTAAGTCAGCCTGCTGTCTTAGTGCTTGACCTCCTAGTGTCTCTCCTGGGCCTCTCTCACCCCTGGTTACGTCATGGGTACCCATTATATTGTCTAATTCTGCTTTGGAATCTGCCTGGTCTGTAAAAATACCACTACTAAATGGCTGCCCTGTAATTACACCAAATGCAGCGTTGATACTCTCTACCTCGTTATCTAACCTTACCTTTCTAGTAGCTGCATCCAACTTACCAAAAGTCTCTCCATCCATCCCTCTAGCTGTAGTAACCATTATTCCGTTAGACCACTTAGCGTTTTCCTCTATTTGTTCTTTACGTCTATTAATAGCATTCTGTAATGGTATAGCCTGCTCTATCTGAGAGGTATCATCAACTATGGAATTATTGATAGATATAGAGTTCATAGGGATGAATGGCTTTCTTGGCTGCGTGTAATGATTCTTCTTTCCCCAATATGGGTCGACCTCCCTATTCATTACAACATCCTGGAATATGTGTGTAAGCATCGTATGCTTCTTCCCCTTCTCGTAGAAATCAACCCAATACTCTACGTAGGTGATCATATCTCTATTGTGGGGATTCTTGACCCCTGTTGCTCTCTTTATTTCATCAGCCTTATCCTCAAATTTACTCACAACAGCTCCTAGTGGCTCTCTTACGTATTGAGCGACAAACGGACTCTCATCTATAGTTTTGGCGGTTAGATCGAATACTATACTCTCTAGGTCTATTATATTGGTGAACGGACGCTCTGCTACTGGGTCATATCCATACTTAAGTACTCCCACCCTAGAGACATAGTAACCCCTAAGTAGTTTCTCGAATATCTGTTGCATATTGAATTCATATTCCCAAGCATCACGCAACCACCTCTCAAGCTTCTCTGATAGGTTTCGTCCTTTCCTAGACTTTGGAAATACAGTAACCCAAGGCAGAGGAGTCTCTCCCGTTACATTTGCGATCATTGTCTCAATAGAGGTGAAGATTCTATTTACAACTACCTCAAATTGACCCACCACCCCATACTGGTTAGTCGGTTGATCACCTCTCCAATAACCAAAAGCTTCTTTCTTCTTCTTTCTTAGTTCTGCGAAACCTGATTGATTCCTTGTGATATCTGCCTTCATCATTTGGACTAAGGCTCCATCACTCATATCACGGCCCAATGTATCACCCTCGTTGTGCTGTATGCCTTCAACGTAGCTAGGGGGTTGGATTGGGTCTGATCCTGATGAATACTGATTATTAGACATTTAGTATCTGTATTAGTATAGACCTAAATGCCTCTGTCTACTGGCTTATCCTATAATAATACACTAATTAGGCTCTATTATCCAGACGTGCTTGCATCTTTTGCATATCACACTTATACCGCCCTCTGGTTTTTCTTTAAACATAAACAAAACAGGAGCTAAGCAACTAGGGTTCTGGCACCTAAACTTACTCCAGCCATCTTTATTAGGGTTTATTATGAGATTATCCGATGTAATTTTCCGTTGATCTTCCATTATTTTCATTTAATATCTGAGTAAGTCCAGGGAGAGCTGAGGTCCACTCGTCAGACACTTCAATCCCTGGTTTCGTCTCTATTGCAGACCTTCTCATACTCTCACCAATACTGGCGAGGCCTTTGGATTTCATTGAAGCCACCCATTGATACATAGTTGCATGCGCATAGTGGTCCATGCCTGTAGAACTCTCCCATTTCGGCCTGAGAGACCCTAGAGAGTCCTCCTTGTCTATCCTATTAAGAGTATTCCAATGAGCTATAAACTGGTCTAGGCGGTTCTCTAGCATTGTTATTGGGTACATTTGATTTACAAACAAATCCACCAACATATCGAATGCTGGCTCTCTTTGGACGTATACAATCCCCCTATTCTTCTTTGTACCCCACTCAATTACCTGGCTTTTAGGACTTTCGGACTGGTAATAACACATATAGCCTCTTGGGCCATCACCCCTAGAGTACTTTTGTACTAGTTTTTGTGCGTCTCTTATTCTAGGCCTTGCATCCACTACAAACGTAGCCTGATATTTATTAATTAGCGCCTCAATGTCTTTCCAATCGTCTGTAACACCGTATTCAAACACCCCCTCTTCGTCTCCTATCACATAATGTTTCTTAATTCCTTGATCGATCCCCATCCAGACCTGTTTTTTCTGGTTTTTAGCTCCAGATAGGTTCTTTATGATCATCCCTCTATCAATACTCGCTGTAGAGGACCTATAAGGCTTCCCAAGTACCATATTATAGAAGTTCTGGGGGGTTCTTTTGAGTTCTTTCTTGTAAATACCGTCTACATTGTGGTGTACGTAGTTCATTTGCCCCATCCAGTAGCCAGAAATCTCCCTGTCTGGGTGGATAGCCACCCATTGGCCTCTAATTCTGTCTGTATCGGTGATAGTTTTCTCGCATTTACCACAAACGAACTCTCTATTCGCAATATCTATCTTACAATGGTCAGTAATACCTGTGACTTCTCCTAGCTTGACCCAGTCTAAGTACTGATAATGACCACAATGGGTGCATTTAACCGTCCACCGCTTCTGGTCGCTCTCCTCCCAGATACGACTACACCCAACCCCTGGTACTGTGGGGTTAGAGAAGCTCCATATACCCCCGTAATCACTATTCTCTAATCTAGAGGCATATTGATCAATCACGAACTGATCTGATCTATCATGCTCATCATGGATGTTTAAATCACTGGTGATAGTAATACCTTTATCACTCTCCCCCCTCTTATCCGCCGTCTCAGAGCTATGAGTACCTCTAAACCGTAAGAACCTATCTCCTACCTGCTTGAGATCAAGCATGTGCTGGGATACAACATTTCTAATAACTGGGTTCTTATCAATGATTGGGTTAACCTTCTGCCTAACGAAGTCCTCAGCTGCTTGGTTGCTAGTCAAGGTATAAATACTGTCGAGTTTAAAGTAGTCCGCAGCAAATACAGCCTTCAAGATCCCAAAAGACTCACTAAAACCAATTTGAGCCGATTTCATGATCCCTATCTCACGACTCCAATCGCACATAGGGTCAAGCAAGTAGCTGTGCTTGTCGAACTCGAAAGGAATATTCCTACTATTATGGATATTATTTTTCTCTACCCATTCAAGAATAGCGCTGTCTTTTTTGGGGACTTTCACCTATATAAACCAAATAACCAGAGAAACTGTAAAGAAGACCAATATAGCCCCTATAGTTAGCTTAGGGGAAATTGATGTTTGTATCTTTTGCATGGGCTTTTAATAACAATAATATAAGTATAGTAATACCCCCCTGTCATGTCAATAAATATAGCACTATAGGATAGTAGGAGATTTTATATAAACCCCGGGGATTTTGGACACTTAACGTCGGATAGCCTTTATCTGTCATAGGGTGGTTTTTGTATTATTTTACGCTATGGGATAGTTAGGGGTGGTTTGAGGGGATTAGTACCCCCCTGGGTGGGGGTTTGGTGGGGATTTGGTGGGGGAAGGGGGTGTGAGGATCTTTTTATTTTATCGACGGGCTTGAGTCCCAAACCTTCCTATACCCCCCTATTGAGCCTATCCTAGAAGCCTTTATAAATAGGGCAAAATGGCCCATTTTTATTCGAGACCCATTTTTACTGAGTATAATTACCATTATACGTACTAAATATAGGGTCCCTTACTGACTAAGGGTTTCTAGGGTTTAGGGGTTGGAGATTTGGGGTTATTAGCGCTATAGGATGCCGGATTTGTACAGATTTTTAAGAGGGGAGAGGATCAACAGGTCTTTTAACGACTTCTGGATTCTTTTAACTCTTTCCCTTCATTCCCTAAAACTAATATATTCTCCGTATCAAAGCTACTCTTTCTTAGGTTCTGTATTACTTATCTTGTCCTTTAGTTCTTCTCTCAGCCTATTAAGTATAGTCTCCATAGTTTCTTCCTCTGGTTCCTCCTTTGGCTTGGTTCCTTTCAATGCTCCTATGATAGAGCTTATTCTGATATCCTTCATCCTACTACCTCACCGTCTATAATCTCTTTCTGGGCTATCCGTTCTTTTCTGAACTCTAAATAATCCGTGCCACCTTCATAATTATGTTCGTGCTCTATTGTTCCGCTTACCTCTAGTTCCTGTTTGACTGCTGCGTATTCTCCACCCATCTTTAATCTCATATCTATAGCCTTTAATGCATCTCCGTACTTCTCGCTGCTCTCTGCTCCCTTTTGAATCCTTTTCATATCTGTTACCACATCTTCCATTGGCCAGATCTCTCCTAGCAGCTCTCTAATGGCTCCGTTTCTATCCTTCCTAGACAGCGTAGCCTCTGCACTGCTTTCAGTGTATCCTGAGGCCATTAATAAGCTTTTTGGGCTATCTACGTTAAGCTTGCCTTCTTGTACTAACTGAACGTTTTTTTGCAGAGCATCATGGCGTGCTGTATAGTTGTAGCCTTTTTGTCGTTTATTCGGCAGTTTAGACATTGATTATAGCTAATACATCTTCTTCTTCTACTACATGGTATTCAATTTCTTCCACTTCTACGACATCTGGTGAATACTTAGCAAATATTATCTTATCTCCTATCTCTACATCAAAGCTCACTTCTGTAAATGCTTCTACAGTCCCTATTGATGGGGCATCATCCGCTTCTTTAC